TGGACAAAGATTAAAGTATTGGATTTATATCTAGATAAACTTATGAGGTAGCGGCCCATTCGTCAATGGGCATACCACTTTCTAATCTATAGTATTATATCATATACACTGCTATTGCTCGTCAGCGGGCAAACAGTTACGCCGTTACTTTTCGTAAATTGCTGAATTCGCTCCGTGCTCTGCACACTCTGCTCGTACACAGTAGCAACGGTTGTCACTCATTTCACGTACTAGTTTGTCTGCAAAGTTAAATGCGTGTTGCGCAAACTTCTCTGCACCTACTCCATCCATTACTACAATTTCTGCTAGATCAAGTTCTTGTAATTCCATAAACTTGTCTAAGAATGGATCGTCTTTGTCAATTGCTGTCTTGTGATCAAAGTGATCTTCTAACCACTTCTTCAAAGGCTTTAATCCGCCAAAGTCAACTGCCCAGTTTTTATTGTCTAATTCATCACATCCAAATGTAAATGTAAACGCTAAACTGTAGCCATGTAACAAATGACAATGTGAATGATCTGCATTAGGTTGCCTAAATACTGCTGACAGTCCAATGTTGTGTCCGTAATGTTTTGTACTTAAAAATCTTGCCATATTAGTCTCCTATTCCAGGTTATGTTAAAATACTACTAGTTTGTTCACTATACAATTTAGCAATTTCATCTTGTGTTTTTGCATAAGCTAGAATGTGAGACAAACTAATTGTAAACTTAGCCGAATTAGTTGTTACCATAAACGGTATTAAGCCCATATTTCCATCAGGACTTCTAGCAACAATCATAGGTTTACTGAGTTCAAGTGAAGTACCGGTGTCCTTAACAAGGGTGCCCAGCATTTCCTCTCCAGTCGAAAGGCGAACACTAACAACATCACCTTGCTTTGTAATATCTAATAACATTTTTATTCCTATAAGATTAAGTTATACAATAAGTATTGTACAACCTTACTTAGGCAATGTCAAGCATTAATAAAGATTTTTTGGATTATTTTAAGCCAGCTTGTTCAAGGGTAATTTTTACAACGCCTGCTTCAATTAATTTCTTTCGGTTTTTAAGATGCAGTTTTGCCGAGTCTTCTTTGTTACCACCCGTATATTTTACTGCATGACCTTCTTCTAGCAAAATTTTTGTAACAGGTCTCCATGCATCCTTTGCATGATCATACACCGTGAAGTCTCCGAGGATACGTCCAAACTTACCTTTCATATCTTCGCCGTCTTTGTTGACTTGCGTTTGCAATACAGCTGATTTGCTAAGGAGCTCTTTTAATCTGTTTTTAGCAGCCAGTCCAAATTTCTTCTCAACTTTATCTCTAGTTCTACTTTCGGGTGTGTCTATTCCCATTATCCGAACACGCTCATCTGTCAGCCATACACCGAATCCTAAGTCTATGTCTACATCTACTGTGTCGCCGTCTACTATCTTGACGACCTTACATTTATACTCGTACATCGAAAAATACTCCTTATCATTAAAGTAGTATTTATTTTAATGTATGTAAAAGGAGTGGTTTTGAATTGTTGCAACATATGTAAGTTCAGCGGCCCAGTACGGATTTACAAGATGGTGGTTAAAATAATGGGTGCTTCCGTTTGTGGGATCTGGCATTTCATTATATAGTACTTCCCAAGCAATTCCTTTAGCATTCTTCCAACTCCTAGACTCTGTGTCAATCAGATCGCTCTTACCATCACAGAACCAAGAGAACTGACACCTAAATCTAACCGGAACGAGTCTGCCATGGTGTTCGTACCACCATGTAGAATAAACTGCTTGGTATACAACATCACAAATCTTATCAGGAAATCGCCTACTCTTCATTCTGTTGTAAGTAACATGCGCAACTGCAATCTGCCCTGTCAATGATTCGCCCCGAGCTTCATGATAGATATTTGTTGCCAAACAAATAATTGCTTCTTGGTCTACAACTGGCTGTTGTGGTTGGGGCTCCGTAATTGCTGTCTCTTCTTGTGGCTTTGGTACAGCAACAACAACAATATCTTCTAACGTCTCGGGTTGTGTGAATATATCGTAAAAAATATTGTTCAAATCCACAGCAACAATTGTTAAAAATATTGATATAGAAAATATTATATTTCTAAATACACGATAGTTATCAGTCAAAGCAAATCCTCACATACTGTAATAACATAATTATAGCATCAACTGTGTGATGTGTCAAGTATTATTCTTTGAAGGGCGCCTTACTCACTTTATCCCATGCTTCTTGATTGGTGTATTTGATGTCTTCATACCCTGGCAAAGGTTCTTTGACCTTTCGAATAACTGGCCAATTTTCTTCTTGGCTCATTTTTTTATTGAAATCTAGCCAATGGTGATCTTCTGGGGCAAGTTTTCTATCACTAACAATTGCATTTACTGGGCATTCGGGTTCACAGATTGCACAATCGATGCAAATATCGGGATCAATAACAAGTGTATTCTCACCTTCAAAAAAGCAATCCACAGGGCAAACTTTAACGCAGGTGGTATGTTTACAGTCTACGCATTCACCCTTAACAACATATGTCATATTTTATTTTCCG